CGCATGGTTTCTCGGTAAGTACCCTCAGAAAAAAATTATTATGGGCTCTCACACGGCGGATCTGGCTGTTAACTTTGGCCGTCGCGTGCGTAACCTCGTTGGAGCGGACGCGTATAGAGAGATATTTCCACAAGTAGAGCTTCAAAGTGACTCAAAATCCGCTTCTCGCTGGGGTACGAACTTCAATGGTGAGTATTTTGCTATCGGTGTCGGCGGTGCTCTTGCTGGCCGTGGTGCTGACCTATTTATTATTGATGACCCTCATTCAGAACAGGAAGCTAAGACAGGTAGGCCAGATGTTTTCCTACCTGCTTGGGAATGGTTCCAGTCTGGCCCTTTGCAGCGTCTTATGCCGGGAGGCGCAATCATTGTTGTGATGACCCGGTGGTCCAAATTGGACCTGACAGGGCAGATCGTCCAGCAGATGGATCGCAATGAGGATGTTGACCCATGGGAGGTGGTCGAGTTCCCGGCTATCAAGGATGATGGCACTGCACTATGGCCAGAGTTCTGGGATGTTGATGAGTTGCTGGCCAAGAAGGCTGCGCTGGACATCCGGTATTGGAATGCCCAATACATGCAGAACCCCGTGTCAGAAGAGGGTGCGCTGATCAAGCGGGAGTGGTGGCAGATATGGGAAAAAGAGGACCCTCCTCCGTGTGAGTTCATCATCATGGCTCTCGACGCGGCGCAGGAGACTAACAACAGGGCTGACTACAACGCGATAACCACTTGGGGCGTGTTTTTCAACGAAGAGACGAACAACTTTGCCATCATTTTGCTCAATTCGATCAAGAAACGGCTGGAGTTCCCAGAGCTCAAGAAGCTGATGCTGGAGCAGTACAAAGAGTGGCAACCAGACTCTGTCGTTGTGGAAAAGAAGTCCAACGGCGCGGCGCTGTACCAAGAATTGAACCGTATGGGTATACCGGTCGGGGAGGGGTTTACTCCCGGCAAAGGACAGGACAAGATTTCTCGGGTGAACGCAGTTTCGGACTTGTTTGCGTCGGGGATTGTGTTCGCTCCAGACCGCAGGTGGGCCAAAGAGGTGATCGAGGAGTGCAACGATTTCCCCGCTGGTATCAACGATGACTTGGTGGACTCGACTACCCTCGCGCTGTTAAGATTCAGGCAAGGCGGGTTTCTACGGCTTCCGACTGACGAGCCGGAGGACAACTTCCTGCGCCCACGCCGCAAAAAAGCAGCGTACTACTAAGGACACGACATGGCTATAGAAAAAGCGTTATATCAAGCCCCTCAAGGCATCGAGCAGATTTCTGAGGAAGAAGAGCCGATCGAGATCATGATTGAGGACCCCGAGGCGTTGAGTATCTCAGGTCCCGGCTTTGAGCTTAGTATGGTCCAAGAAGAGGAAGAGGAAGATACGTTCAACGAAAACCTTGCCGAGACAATGGAAGAGGGCGAGCTGCTCAAATTGTCTGGTGAGTTGGTCGGGGAGTATGAAGCTGACGTTGCTAGTCGTAAAGAATGGATTCAAACCTATGTCGACGGCCTTGAGCTGCTTGGCATGAAGATGGAAGACAGGACTGAGCCTTGGGATGGCGCGTGTGGCGTGTACCACCCTATCTTGGCCGAAGCAGTCGTGAAGTTCCAAGCCGAGACCATGATGGAGACCTTCCCCGCAGCGGGTCCCGTCAAGACACAGATCATCGGCAGAGAAACCCCTGAGATCAAGAAAGCAGCTGAGCGTGTCCGTGATGACATGAATTATCAGCTGACGGAAGTCATGGTCGAGTATCGCCCTGAGCACGAGCGCATGTTGTGGGGCTTGGGTCTTGCTGGTAATGCGTTCAAGAAGGTGTACGTGGATGTCAAGCTAAACCGCCAGACATCTATCTATGTACCCGCGGAAGATGTCGTCGTGCCCTACGGGGCTTCGAGTCTGGAGTCAGCAGAGCGCGTGACTCACGTGATGCGCAAGTCGGCCAACGAGGTGCGACGCCTTCAGCACGACGGGTTTTACCGTGACATTGAGCTGGGTGACCCGTCAAGTGTTTTGGATGAGATCGAGAAGAAGATCGCTGAGAAGCTGGGCTTCCGGGCGACTCAAGACGATCGGTTCCGCCTGCTTGAGATGCAGGTTGAGCTTGACCTAGCAGGTGACGAGCACACGGACGAGAAGGGTGAGCCAACGGGGATTGCGCGTCCGTACATCGTGACGATCGAGAAGGGTACCGGCTCAGTGCTGGCCATCCGTCGCAACTGGAGACCAGAAGATGATTCAGCCCAAAAACGAAACCACTTCGTCCACTACCCCTACATCCCCGGCTTCGGCTTCTACGCGTTTGGACTTATCCACCTTATTGGGGCTTTTGCTAAGTCCGGGACTAGTATTCTTCGGCAGCTTGTGGATGCTGGCACTCTTAGTAACTTGCCCGGCGGGTTCAAAACTAGAGGACTGCGGACCAAAGGCGACGACACGCCAATCTCCCCCGGTGAGTTCCGAGATGTCGATGTCCCAAGCGGAACAATGCGCGACAACATCATGCCGCTGCCCTATAAGGAACCTTCGCAGGTTCTAGCAGCGCTGCTCAATCAGATCATTGACGAAGGCCGCAAGTTCGCAGGTTCGATGGACTTGCAGACTTCGGACATGAGCGCCAATGCGCCCGTGGGCACGACTCTGGCCATCCTTGAGCGTAGCTTGAAGACCATGTCGGCTGTGCAGGCCCGCATCCACTATGCGATGCGTCAAGAGTTCAAGCTCTTGAAAGAGATCATCCGTGACTACGCTCCGAAAGAGTACAGCTACGAGCCAGAAGAAGGCGATCGCGCAGCGCGTCAGGCTGACTATGACTTGGTCGATGTCATGCCTGTGTCGGACCCCAACGCGGCGACGATGGCTCAGAAGGTTGTTCAGTATCAGGCGGCTCTTCAGTTAGCGCAGACCGCGCCTCAGTTGTACGACTTGCCTGTATTGCACCGTCAGATGCTTGAGGTGTTGGGCATCAAGAACTACCAGAAGCTGGTCCCAGTTGAAGACGACATGAAGCCACGTGACCCCGTCACGGAGAACATGAACATGCTCAAGGGCAAGCCAGTCAAGGCGTTCCTGTATCAAGACCATCAGGCGCACATCACTGTTCACATGGCGATGGCTCAAGAGCCGAGGATACAAGAGTTGCTTGGCCAGAACCCGCAGATGATGCAGAAACTCATGGCTGTTGGTTCCGCTCACATTGCAGAGCACTTGGGCATGGAGATGCGCAAGCAGATGGAGCAGCAGATGGGCCAGACACTGCCAGCCTATGAGGAAGATGAAGATGAGCAAATGATGTCTCCAGAGATGGAGGTTCGTGTCTCTCAGATGGCAGCGCAGGCTGCGCAGCAGTTGTTGCAGCAGAGTCAGCAAGCAGCCCAACAGAAGAAGAACCAGCAGATGCAGCAGGACCCGCTTATCCAGATGCAGCAGCAGGAGCTCCAACTCAAGGGTCAGGACTTGCAGCGCAAGGCGCAGAAAGACAAGATGGACCAACAGGCCAAGATGGCTCAGTTGCAAGTCGAGCGCGAGCGTATCGAGGCACAGCAAGAAGCCAAGGGTGCAGAGCTTGCTATCCGGGCCAGCTCCGAACGTGCTCAGCGTGAAGCGCAGCAAGAACAGCAAGGGTTCACTTCAGCAGCAGACATGTACAGGCACCGCACTCAACTTGAGCATCAGTCTGAGTTGGAGCGGCTGCGGCAGGCGCAAGCCCAAAGACAGGCCAATCGGCCTGCAAAAAAGAAAGGTGAATGATGTACGAAGTACATAAGGTAACCGAACTTCTATTGAAGGAAATTGACGGCAACGTTCGACGACTTGAAGAAGGTCTGGGGGAGAAATCCGCTAAGAACTACGAAGAGTACGTCGAACGATGTGGGGTTATTACGGGTCTACTCACAGCCCGCCGTTACATCACAGACCTGACAAAAAACTTGGAGTCACATGACGATTAATCTATCCCAAGCAGTGGACTTGTCTGCTGTCTTGCACAAGAAGCAGGAAGAGAAGGCAACCCAGCTGCCAAAGCCCTCGGGCTACAAAATTTTGTGCGCTATCCCCCCACAGGAGAAAGAGTACGAAAGCGGGATCATTAAAGCAGACGAGACCATTCGCCACGACGAGATGCTCACTACGGTGTTGTTCGTTGTTGAGCTCGGTCCAGATTGCTACATTGACAAGGCCAAGTTTCCCACGGGACCTTGGTGCAAAAAAGGCGACTTCATTTTGATTCGTCCAAACGCAGGTTCACGGTTGGTTATCCACGGGCAGGAATTCCGCATCATCAACGACGACAACGTCGAAGGTACTGTTGAAGACCCTCGCGGCATCAAACGCAAATAAGGAGGCCATATGGCTAGATTTGGTGACGACTTTAAGTTCCCAGATGAGATTGACAGCAAGAAGGACGATGACAAGTCCAACGAGTTGGAGATCACCATCGAGGATGATGATGCAGATGTAAAAGTGAAAGTTGTTGACGACACTCCTATGGAGGATCGCAACCTTGAGCCTCTGCCAGAAGAGATTGCTTCTACGCTTGAAACAGCGGATGAGTCTCATGAGTACGGCAAGAAGGTACGCGAGAAATTCTCGCAATACAAGAAGGCTTGGCACGACGAGCGTCGTGAAAAAGAAGCAGCCTTACGCGAACAACAAGAAGCCTTGACTGTGGCTCAACGTATCTTGGACGAGAACAAGCGTCTGAAGAACATGTTGCAGACAGGCGAGAAAGAGCTTATCTCCAACTATCAAGCAAGTGCTGAGTTGGAAGTTGACAAAGCGGAACGCAACTACAAGGAAGCGTACGATTCTGGTGACTCAGATAAGCTTTTAGAAGCTCAAAAAGAGCTTATGCGGGCTGAAATGAAGCTAGATAAGGCTAAAAATTTCAGACCTACTGTACAAACTGAAGAAAATCAGGTACAAACCACTACACAACGTCCGCCGCAAGAGCAGCAGATGGACCCGAAGGTAGCGAACTGGGTGTCCAAAAACCCTTGGTTTGTTGACCGTGGCAAATTGTCTATGCGCAAGTATGCTGAGGGTGTCCACGAAGAGCTCGCGGAACGGTACGGCAAAGCGTTCATCGGTACTGACAAATATTTTGAAAGTATCGACAAAGAAGTCCAGCGACGATTTCCAGAGGAATTCTCGATGGCAAAAACGGACGGCGATGAGAGACCTCAACGCACCCGTCAGAACTCGGTGGTCGCGCCAGCGAAGAGAAGTACCGCCCCTAAACAGGTCGTACTGACCAAATCGCAAGTCGCCTTAGCGAAGAAACTCGGACTAACCAACGAGCAATATGCTCGTGAAATGACAAAGATGGAGGCCTAAATGGCACAAAATAGACTACAACGTGAGATGGAAAGCAGGACTACGCAGGAACGCCCTAAGCAGTGGCAGCAAGCGGAACTCTTGCCTGAGCCCGATAAGGAGCCCGGTTACGTGTACAGATGGGTACGGACTGCTACTTTGAATACCGCGGACCCCCGCAATCTTTCAGGCAAACTGCGTGAAGGTTGGGAGCCCGTACAGGTGGAAGAGCAGCCGAAATTTAAACTGCTAATCGACCCCAATAGCCGTTTCAGCGGCAACATTGAGATCGGTGGGTTGTTGCTTTGCAAGTGTCCTTCTGAGTTGATGGAACAGCGTAACGAGTATTTTGCTCGCCAAGCCCGCTCTCAGGAAGAAGCTGTGAACAATAACCTAATGCGTCAGAGCGACCCGAGGATGCCAATCTTCAATGAGCGGAAATCTTCGACGAGCTTCGGAAAAGGTTCTTAAATTTTTAAAGGAGTCTTAAATGGCTTACCCTCAAGTCTCAGCGCCTTATGGCCTGAAACCGGTCAATTTGATCGGAGGTCAGGTATTTGCGGGTTCTACTCGTGAGTACCCGATCACAAACGGTTACTCTACAAACATTTTCTACGGTGATTACGTAGGTTTGTCTCGTGGTGAAATCGTGCGTCTGTCTGTGTCTACTGGCACAGCAGGTAACCAAACAGGTATCTTCTTGGGATGCTCGTTTACTAACCCCGTTACAAAACAAAAGCAATTTCAGCAATTCTGGCCCGCATCAACTGCGGCTGGTGACGCTGTTGCGATTGTTGCGGACGATCCTGACCAAGTGTTTAAGGGCGTTGTTTGTTCTGCTACTACCGCTGTTGCTTCTGGCGCTCGCGCTATGATCGGCCAGAATTTGGCAATGATCAACAACACTGGCAACACCGCGACTGGTAACTCCAAGAACGCAATCTTGGCCCCAAATGACACTCCTGCTACCACCGCAGCCCTGCCCGTTCGCGTGCTTGGTTTGGTGCCTGATACGGCTGTTTCACTTGGAACTGTGACTTACACCAGCATTTCTACCGCTACTGTAACTTGCTCGGCTCTGCCGTTTGCGTTACCCGTTGGTACAGACGTTGGCTCGTTGGACTCTTCTGGAAACTATGTTTCTTCGGGTTCTTTCGTCGACACCGC